TTGTCCTTGTAATAATGCTGCTACTTTAGGATCACTTAACATTTTTTCAAAAAGGTTAGTTGAACCACCCATAAACATTTTTAATGGTGGATTAGGATTTTGTATTTGTAAAGCAGGATTACCCATTATATTTTGTAACTGTGTAAGTCCTCCTTGATTCATCTCTTCAACTTGTCCACCCTCTTTAGCATATCCCATTTTATTTCTAACTTGAGTAGGTAATTTTTTTAGTCCGGGGTTATTAGGTTCTTTTAACATTTCCATTTCTTCAACTTGTCCACCCTCTTGACCATAAGCTTGACTAAAATAATTCATACCATAAGGACCTGTACCACCAGATATAAAGTTACTTGCTATCTGTTGTTGATTAAATGGTCCCATTGCAGTTTGTGTAAATGGTGTTGAATATATATCTATCTCTTCTGTTTCCATACCCATAGGAATAGGACGAGGCCTAGTAGCATCAGCTCTCATCTGATCTACTAAAGCATTAATTCCTGTGCGTCCTGCAAATTGAGTAGCTAAAGGTAAAGCAACAGCTTGTTGAGATAAACTATCTAATCCACCTTGTTTTACTACATTAAATAAATCTCTAGATGTAGGAACCATTTGTTGTAACAAAGATTTAGTTCCTTCTTCTGCACTTTTTTCTGCAAGTTGTTTAGTTAATTCATCTGATGCAAGTTTTATTCCTGTATCTCCAGCAGCTGAACCAATTTGATTTGCAATTGCTTTTTGAGCTGCTACTTCTGTAGCTTGTTTACTTGCACCTTTTAATGCTTCTGATCCAGCACCACCAAATAATCCTGCAGTTGCTCCCCCAAGAACTGCACTTGTTAATGCTTCGTCATGACCTTTACCTACTAATCTTTGACCACCATAACCTGCTGCAGCAGCTGCTGCCATCTGTGCTGGTATACTCATACCACCAGTAGCTATACCTGCACCAATACTTAATAATGCTGGTAAAGCTGCTTCAAGAAAACGTGAACGACCTTCAGGTAATCCTGTGGATGGATTAATGGTCATGGTATTACCAGATAATTTATTAAGATTGTTTACTTCATTAGGACTAAGATGAACAAGCATACTATCATTGTCTCTGCCCTTCATTGCCATTAGGTTAGCTAGTCCCGACATAGGTGCATCAGGCATTGCTGTTGTTGGATTTACCATAGGTCTTTGTGCCACGTTTCTACTCCATTAGTTATAGACATTATATCCTGTAATGCCTGTGTTTGCAAAGGTTAGTTAAAATCTACCCATGCTTGTGTTACTGCTGTGCTAACATATCCTTTAAATTTACCTGTACTAGCACTATAAGCTACATCTCCTGCTTGAGGTCTACCAATATTTGTTATAGTTACTACACTATAAATATTAGTAGAAGGTTTATTATTTTCCTCTGCATCTCTTGTTTCTAATTCATTAACTAAATTACCACTCCATGATCTAAGATCATTATAAGTGTCATTCATTTCTTTATTCTTAATATTATATGCTGTCGGTAAGTCTGGGTATCTAGCCATTATTGTTGTCCATCTGGTTTAATATCTAATCTTACAGCACCATATCTCCAATAGGTATTGTCTGTAAAACTAGAAACTTTTACTCTTGCTTGTCTTCCTCTTGCTCTTAAATGTACTTGTTTTGTACCAGAATTAATATTAAATGGTCCTTTCTCTATAAGATTTCCTGCAGGAAACTGTTTAGTAAATAAACTAAATTGTATGTTACCATCATTAATAGTAAAGTCTGGAATCATTCTATCAATAAACATTAACTCATGACCATCTTTAATATCAAAATCAGCAGACTCTAAGTATGCAGTAATAGGTTGTCCATCAGCACTATAGTAATCATCTGGTTCATTATTATAAAGATAAGAATCATTACTTGTAGTTATTGTATTATCATATACAACTCTATCTGCATATGTAGTCCATAATGATTCTCCATATACCCATGTGTTATCACCATAGTTCCACATTACATAACGATTAGGTTCTTCTGAATTACTAGAAGGATATAACCATACTACTTCTTTAAACTCAGAATTAATTCCACCAAATATTTTACTTGTTTGTGAAGTATTAATATCATCATAGATATATCTTCTAACTGTACAATCAAGATTTCTCATTTGACCATCAAAGATAAAGAAGTTATTCTCACCCATCCATACCATACGACCATCAACATTAACAGCTGCATGTTGAGATACTAATCCACAAGCTGTACCTAATTGTCTAAAATTAAATATAAAAGGTGGACCAACAAACTGCATACCATATAAAGCATTATCAGTAAATACACCAATAAGATTTCTAGAACGAATAGCTCCAATAATTTGAGAACCATCTGTTAATACAGTTTCACCAGCAGTTGTAGTTATAGCTGGAGTCCAATTGTTATAATTTTCTTGATCACTCCAACGAACCAATAAAGGATTATAAGTACCAGTACCAAATTCAGTTGAACCAAAAGATATAAGATGTCTGTCATTAGGAGACACTAGTATTACATTGTTAACACTTGGTGATGCACTAATAAGATAAGCTCTTTCAGGTGTAACAGATACATCTGTATCATAATAATAAATACGTCCACCTCTACGTGCCATTACTACATCTTCACCCCATGTATCAAAAGACCAATTAGTTGCAGGGAAAGTTATATTAGAAGTAGTTGCAGCTTGATTCCATGCTCTTCCTGTAGAGACAGAAACTCCTGCATTATATACACCAGCTCCATAACCTAGTCCTTGTATTGCATTCACATTACCAGTAGGTAAAAGGTATCCTACTTCTGCATTACCAATATGAGTAAAAGTTCCTGTGGCTTGAGTACTATTAACAAATTCATAATTATTAACACCTATCACCGAAACAAGACATACTTGATCTTTTAAAGTTATTCCTGCTGTAACTGTAGAACTAACAAAAGTAATCCAATCACCAGTATTTAAATTATGATTATTAGAAGATACTGTTATTGTTACTTCACCAGATACATAATCCATTACTGATACTAAATTAACTGTGCTTACTAAAGGAGTTACATCAATATTTTCATCACCATCATATGAATATACTTTTTGTTCTGTACCAAATATAATATGTTTTGTAGTATCATTATCAGACCATGTAAGTAAATCTCTAGCTATACCATCAAAAGCTGTAGCTACTCTTTTATTATAGCCACGCATATTCTCTGGTTTACCTTCTCTGAAACGTACACGATTACCATCATACCATGAACCTTCTTCGGCATAACGTGTAGACTCTCTATGAAATCCCGGTCTAAAATCTAACTTTGCTGTGACTGAATCATATGCCATTAGTTATTCTTTGCTCCTAAAATTGTACCTTCAGTTATTGCATTAACTCTTGTCCACCCATTAATAGCTACACCTGCTGGTCCACCAGATCCAGCAGAATTATACATTCCATATGGTGCACTACCACCATTAACTGCATTAACACCAGCACTTCCTAAAGAACCACCATTACCACCAGTTCCTCCATAAGAACTATGAATATTAATAGTACCAACTCCTGCTCCACCAGCAGTTAAAGTTCCGGGATTACCTGCAGGTCCAGATACATAGGCATTAGGTTGTCCGGGATTTATAGGACCTCCTTCTCCATAACCAGCTCCACCTCCACCAGATCCTCCTTGGAAACTTCCAGCAAGAGCAAAGGCTTCACCACCATTACCTCCACCACCTCCGCCTCCACCGCCTCCGATGGTTCCGTTGTTAGTAAGATTCATAGTAACACCACTAATAATTTGTACAGCTGGTCCACCCGGTTGTCCATCACTATATCCGGGATCTGGATATGGAATAACTACAGAGAAAGAACCTATAGCACCTTTTCCACCTTTACCTACAATATAAGTTCCAGTATCTAATGTAAGATTAACTTGAGAGTTAGCAGGTAAACCAGTAGTTTCAAATGCATAAGTACTTATAGAACTACTTCTAATAATAGCTCCACTTGATAAAGTTAAATTAGCTATCACACTATCTGTTCCATTCCATCCTTGAGCAGTTGCTTCGGTAGCTGTACTAAAGTTATCTGTAGTTCCTGAAAAAGTTTTACTAAATTCAAAGCCTTTGGTAAATCCTTTTACCCATGCACTACCATTCCAATAGTAAATATTTGATACAGATTCCCATGCACTTCCAGTATAGATATTAGCTTCGGAAACTTTCTTCCAAACTCCACCCTCTATTATGTAGAATGATGATGCCATTATGAGAACGCAGTAGTTTTATACCAAAGATCTCCTGTATATAATGTACCTAGAGAACCCGGATCAGTTGCACTTGTTGGTCCTGCTGTTGAAACCAATCGTTGACCTATTGCATTGCCTATCGCTGTACTCCCTGTGGTTGTAATCTTAGTAGATATAACAGCATTATCAATCAAAGCTGTAGTACTAACATATGCACTATCCATTCCTATTTGAGCTCTGGTTGTTGCTGTTGTTGCTTGTGTAATTAAATTAACACCTATATCAGATGCACTTACTGCAAATAAATTCTTAGCTCCAATACCTGTACCATTAGCTGCATGTACATTAGTACCATCACAAATAACAGATCCAATACCACCTTGTGCTATAGATGAACCAGCAGCAGCAACTGTTTTAATTGTTACAGTATATGCACCACTAGTATTATTATAAACCATATAATCTTTTTGAACTTGAGGAACAATAATAGCTACATTAGAAGTTAAAGTACCTGTTACTTCTAAAGTTTTAGTTCTAGCTTGATCAGCTCCTCCATCCGATGTTGTTAATGTAAGATCTACACTACTTACGACAACAGTAGTATATCCTGCTACAGCAGAGTCAACTAAATCAATTACACTTTGATTAAGTTTCTGTCCCCATGTATTAGGATTCTCTCCATCTCCTTGTTTTTCTAGTCTTAATCGTGTTGTATATGTTGATGACATTAGAAGTTTCCTTTAATCCATGCAGCAATAATTGCTGTTATAAGTGTACCACAAACTAGCCAAGCTAGTCTTTCCCATCTTTGTGTATTACGAGTTGTGTCTTCTCTTAATCCACGTAATTCTACTGTTGCTTCTGCCCACCTTAGACCACATTCTTTTTCATGTTCTTCTATTTTCTTTAAAGCTTTAAGAGCTAATTCCGTTGCAGTCTTATTAGTCATTGTACCATACCTTAGTGTTTATTCAAAATTATCTTGCTGTTGCAAATTGAAATGGATTGGAAGCCCAAGCCATATACTCATATCTATTACCATTAGTATTAATTGTACTAGCATTACCTCTAATCTTAAATCCACTACTAAGTATGTCTATATCTGTTGTATTAGAAGAACCATTTATAGCAGCATTAGTAAAAGGTAAATAATGATAAGCTACATTATAAGGATCACTTGTAGTATCGTATATTCTCCAATCAGAAGAACTGTCATAATCTTTAATCCATATAAAAGCAGGAGTGAAACCAGTATGAATATATGTGCCATCTGCATTTCCATTTCCAGTATAAGAACTAAACTTAGAATAGCCTTCTATATTTGCCCATACATACATAAGATAATTATGACCACTTTGAGATATAGTCTGTCCACCACCTGTGGAACTTGTTCTATTAACTCCCAACACAGTACTTGTAGTGGTGCTACTATTTATAGTTCCATTAGTAGATGTGTAACCTACAGAAGCATAAGAGGGATAAATGTAATTATTATTGGGAATAGAACCAGCATCAATCATATAACAATGCCATTGTTGGTTATTACCATTAGTATCTCTATCTTTCATTAATACCATATTTGGTTTTTTACCCAGACCATGAGCTAATGTAAAAGCACTTGTACCTCCATCACCTACATATTGAACTATAGAAAATCCTGCATTAGTATTTGCTTGAACAGTAGTTGCTAAAGTTCCTCCACTTGGAGTTGTAGTTGTTCCTCCATTAGCTTTCCAGTACCATATTTGTTGTGTATGACTACCAGAATTAAATGCTGTGCCACTTGTTAAAGTAATATCATTACCACTCTGAGCTTTAAAATTGTATTGTGGTAATGTTGCTTCTGAGTCAACTGCATTCATTTTTAAATATTTATTATTAGAACTAACTCCAAACCATCCTCTACTTGTATCTAGTGTGTACCAATCTTGACCTTGTATTGTTGATCTATTCAAACCCATGTCTGCTTGAAATTCTGTAGTTAGTGTTCGTTCACTACCATTACCTGTATACTTTAATATATTAAATTGTTGTGTAGGAATTTGTGTAGCAGCATCTTCATTAGTAGGACTAATGTTAGAATCTGTTGGGAGATTACCAGCACATAATGCTAAATAACCAGAAGGCACAGCCAGAGAAAAATCACCATAACCATTTTCATCTGCATTTCCACCAGCAGTTACAAGTCCAGCAAAAGTTGAGTCAGCTCCAAAATTAAATACACCACTAGCAGTATTAGTACCACCACCACTACCAATATATGGTGCTAAAACACCAGTTGAAGGTATGGTATAAGTGGAACTATATGTACTTCCATCATAAGTCCATTTAAAAGTATTATTATCTCTATCTATTGCAATACCAAATGTTTGAGGAACAGACCTAGCAGTTCCTATAGAATCATTACTTTGACCAACACCATCTAACATAAAACGACCATTATAATTATCAACAGTATAACCTCCTGCTCCACTTACTGCCGCTCCGCCTCTATCTCCTGTAAGATTTGATCTCATTATATCTGGTACACATACTCCCGGAAATACAGCATCTTGAGCACCACCAAATTGTGTAACACGAACTTCCCAATAATATTTACCTGATTCTGGTATTCCTGTAGAAGTAATAAAACCTCTTTGATTAGTGCTTACTGCATATTTTAAATTAGCTTCACTAAATGTAAAACCACCACTATTGTTTTCTAATCCACCTATTGTAGCAAAATTACCACTAGAACTACTTCCAAAGGTTGGAGAATCTAGCATTTGGTCGTGTGTTGATATAGATGTTGGAGTAAAGTCATTATTATTACCTGATACATCATTGCCCATATCACTAGATAATGCATAATCTAATAAGAAACCATTATTTCCAAATGTTAATCCACTTAAATCTTTAGCTATCCAGACTCCATTTTTCGTTTCACCTAGATCAGTTATAGCTACAATACTTCCATCAATCCCTGCTGTTTGTGCCATGTAACCCTCAAATATTCCAGAATTAGAAACACTATATCCTATACTAAGTGAAGCACCATTTTCATTAAATTTTAAAGCTGTGTTTTGTGGTAATGCACCACTATATGCAGTTTGATCCCAATTTAATCTAACACCATTAATATATACTTTTAGTCTATCTGTAGCAGATGCTAATGAAGTGTCCCATTGAGCTACGACATGGTAAAATGCACTTGTATCTCTAAACAAACGCACATCATTTGTCTTATAAGAACTGGTTCTTTGTGATACTTGCTCTAATTTATCAGAAGCAGTAAAGTTAAAATCATCATAATTAATATTATTAGTTTCTGCTGCAATTAATTCTCCTTTAGAACCTAGTTCAGATCTTTTAACCCATGTTGAAAAAGTATATTTTTCAGCATCTGTAGGAGCAGAACTATTAGTTCTAAGAAATTTTCCTGTACCATCAAATCTACAACTATTAGTTATTTGATGTGTATAGAAATTATCACCGCCACCACCAGCTGCTGGTTTTTGCCATAGTTGATTATTAAACATTTATATCTTCCTTTATGCGAATGCTAACTGAGGAGCACCTAATTGTATTTTACCTGCTTCTGAAATAAAGTAAGGAAGAACATCAAGAGCACCTGCTGCTGTACTTAAAGTTATTCCTGCTCCTCCTACTGTTTCATAATCTGTTCCTAAAGATAAAGTACGTGAGCCTGTACCATCTTGTATAAGAACCATAACTCCTGATTGTCCTACTACATCTGTAGTTGGATTATCTAAAGTTACATTACCTGTAAGAGTTAAAACAAAGTTTTGATAAGTATCATAGTTTAAAGTTATATTACCAGTATTAGTTGTATCAGTAAGAGTAGCTCCTCTTTGTGCTGCTGTAAAACTTTGAGCTACATTAGTTCTAGCTATAGTAGGACTTGCACTTACTTTAACTGTATCTGTTGCACAGACAGCAGCTGTAATATCTGTGCCACCTTCAAAGGTAATTGTATCACCTTCATTAATAACTTGTGAACCACCACCATCTCCAGCAATAGTAAATTGTGTAGAAGCTGTAGTGAAAGAAGAGATATACTTTTGTGCGTGGGCTTCAAGTAAATCTCCTGCGCTTGCTCCTACATCTAATACTATACTAGTACCATTAGTAGCTGTGTAATCCGATGCATCTAATAATACACCATTAAGAAAAACATCAACAGAACCAACTGTATATGTTAAAGGAGAGAAAGTAGTTTGTCCACCAGTAGCAGTTACAATAGCTTTATCAGTTTTTCCATATTGTAGTCCTTGACCGATATAAGCCATATTATTCTCCTAGTTGAGGCCAATCATTTAATGGTGCTATTTCTTTTATGCTTCCATCTTCATTATAAGTATTAGTATGAAGAGCAATATAATCATCCATTGTTGAACAACCTGTAATAGCTGTTTCCATTTCTTCTGCTTTAGTTCTTATAGAATCTCTATATGTTTGAATATTAGCTGGAATTGCAGTACCATTATCACTTTTTCTAATAATAGCCCAATCAGTTGAACTTAGATAAGATGCTTGTTGAGATTTAACTTTTTGAATAGCATTATATTTTAATCCTCTATTGATTACTTGATTACCATCACTATCTAAAACATTATTACCTTCTTCATCTAATGCATTTTCATCTTCTAATTTTCTATCAGCTGCTTTTTCAATAGACTGTACGACATTATCACCATCTATTTCATAAGTTGGATTATGAGATATATAATAATTAGGATCATATGTAGGAGCCATGATAACATCATAGATACCTAATCCTAACCTTTCTTCTTTAGTCCATATAGTAAAAACAGAACGAGGATGTTGTATCCCATTCTCATCCACTATACTTTTTGGATGTGTAATAATCTCACTTACACTTCCATCTTTTACTAGTGCCCACATTTTATTTCTCCTTTGGTTATAGTGTGTATTTTATCATATTAATTCTACCTAGCCAATGAGTATTTAAATGGATTTTCTGCAAATGCTAAGAAGACATATGTGTTACCATTTGTACCTAAATCTCCATCTCCATCTCGTACTTTAAAACCATTACTAAGCATATCTATATTATAATTACTTAACTCTGCACCTGATGTATTTGGTTGAAGAACAGTATCAGCAACATTAAAAGGAGAAGTTGCATTATCGTGAATATTCCACCCATTTGTTGAAATACCTTTTATCATTACAAATGCAGGTCTGAATCCAAGGTAGACGAAAGCATTATTACTTGATTCTCCATTGGCAACGTATGTACCTGCCTTAATATAACCTTCTATATCAGCAAAATTATACATAATATAATTTCTACCACTTGTGTTACTATAAGTACTTGCAGAATTAAAATTCCATATACTAGTATTAGGACCAGTTAATCCACTATCTCCTACAGCATCATTAGTATTTAAGAAAAGATAATCTAAACTTCCATCAATTACTTTTGTATATACAATCCAATTAACACTAGCATCTCTATCTTTTACTATGGTTAATTTTGGTTCTACAGATAAACCATGTCCAACTGTCATACTTGATCCTGTTCCTGCATACCTTACAATACTAAAACCACCACTTGGATCAGTTTGTGTATAACTTGTTTGTGTTCCTGTATTATTTGTTGTTTCAGTTCCACCATTTGATCTCCATGACCACGAAACATAAGTATTACCAGATTGGTTATAATAAAGACCCATAGTATAACCATCTGTGTTAAATGCTGTTAAACCAGAAGAAGTTGCCTCTGCATTAGTAGCATCTGAATTTAATACTTTACTAGTTCCTCTTGAACTATCAAACAAACCATGACCTTGACCTGTATTTCTAGCTTTTACCCACACCCAATCTGGTTGAAATCCAGTTGTTTGGCTACCTCCATTATCTCCAGTATATGCTAAAGCAGTAAACAATTTCTGTGGATAATCATCATTAGTTTGTGCAGGATCAACTTCTGCTGCTACTGGTAAATTGCCAGAACATAGTGCTTTACAAGAACCTGCTTCATCATAATAGAAATTACCATAGCCAGTAGCATCACTTTCACCCTGTGCTGTTACTAATCCATTAAAAGTACCATTCTGACCAAAATTTAAATCCCAACCTAAAGTATCACTTGTTGAACCTCCAGTTCCAACCCAAGGATATAAGTCTGTTGTTGTGTTTAAATTTGTAGCTGAACCAATTAAAGTGCCATTTATATAAAATTTAATTGTAGTATTTGCTCTATCTATTTCTACACCTACAATATCTCCTGCACTACCAGAACCAGAATATTGGTCATAAGTATTATTACCTTTATATATTCTTCTATAATCTGTATTTGTAATACACCATGCAGTAGGTCTACCTCCTCTATCAGAAGTTAAATCTACAGTTGGTACATTAACACCTATTGATTGTTCTATTCCTCCACTATAACCAACTTTCATTCTACCTTCAAAATAATATATATTAGTATCACTTGGTGATATAGCAAAGGTGCTCATACATCCCATTTCATTAACAGAACCACCACCTTCTGAACCACCCCATTGTAAATTACCATTAGTAATTCTTGCTACTGTAGGATCAGGAAATAAATTATTTAATGTACAATAATTACCACCAT